AAACAATAAAACAAGCAGTTAGAGCCTTATTACTATTCATGCTAATATTCTGTAACGTAGGAGCCTATGCTCAGAGAAACGAAGTTCTGATGAATTTACGTTTGTTGGATGTTTCCCTGCTGATAATCCGAAATACACCATCGGTATGGTTGTCATTCGTCCCCATAAACTAACTGCAAATATTGGAATGTTTAGTAAGGAGGTGAACCAACTGATAGAATGGTTGACGGATAGGAATAAATAGAAGTTGTACCCGACACTGATTTGAAGAAGTCATTATGAAAATGATAAAAATAGAGCCTGTTTAGTTACCTTTTGCGGAGATATTTTTGTTTTATAGGAAGTGGCATAAACAAAAAAAGACGTAATGTCTTGTCTACATTACGTCTTTCGTTGTTGCGGAGGCAGGATTGAGCTGCTATTGCTGATATATTCTACCCTCTTGAGGCAATAGCTTTGGTTATACATTATTGCATTATTAATGGTCTCTATTCTGTCCATATTGCAGGACCATGTCAAGCCTCGCACCAAGTTCAGCATTGACATTTTTTAAATCTTCTATACGCTGGTTTTTCTCTTCTATGAGCATTTTCAGAGCTTTTACCTCAGCCTTTAACGACGTCACATCGGTATTTACATAGCTACTATTAACCACATTATAGTGTCCGTTTATAGTAGGTACGTCCGACGTACCGTCCGACTTTATTAAGATGTCCTCTATTGAACATCCTAAGACCTCAGCCATTCTCACCAATGTTGAGACTTTGACATCTGGTCGAGCATCAAAGTATGTTATAGTATTGTGCGTCTTCGCTCCCCAAAGACTCTTGCTAAACTCACCAATACTAATACCTGCTCGCTCAAGCAGTTCTCTCACTCTTTCGCTTTTTACCGTATTATTTTCGTACCTCATACTTAATAAAGGTTAAATCCTACTTTATTAAGGGTTAAAATCTCAACAAAGTAGGTGCTTGTCCATTTTTTGTTTATATCTTTGCAGCAAAGTTAGACACTAAAAACGACATAAACAAACAAATGGAACAGATTTTCAATTCATTGGCCCCGGAGGGTTACTTCGCTAACCTGACGAAAAAAGAGAAGGGTAAATTCCTCAGATACCTGATGGTTACATACGATTTGAACTATAACACCATCCGGCGTAAGCTATCTGGAGTCGCAGCTTACCAGCTTAACACTCTCGAGCGCATGGCTTGCACGGAGGCGATAAAAAAGGAGGACTTATGGCGATACTAAATTTTTTGGAGTTTTTCGTTACACCAGACGGCTTTGTTTACTACAAGAAGCCTGGCGAAGAGTCCAAGCGACTCACCAAGTTCAACACCGATATCGTTGACGAGCTGCACAATGTCATCAAGACGAGGTTTCCTGAGGGGTATGCGGCGCTTGCTAAGCTATATCGCCGCAATACCTTCAAAATGGTTGAGCGTTTTATACGCTGCAACTTTGGCGAGCACGACCTACTGACTCAAGACATCGAGCACGATATCTTGCACTTTGAAGAGGTTCGATGCCCACTACGTGGCATCTGTGAATACGAGCGAGTGATATGTCGCCCTAAGACAATGGTCAATCTCTCTAAATGCGAACGAGAGATAGCCGATCTATACCTCGAGGGACTTACATTTACACAAATCGCCGAACGGCTCGGCAAAAATGCACATACTGTCAAAGTGCAGCTCATGCGCATCAAGGTCAAATGTGGCGTTAGTCATTGTCGCGATATCATTAGAGTCTTACGTCTTAACAACTACTAAGTGGTTCTAATCTGCGACACGTGCAAGCATAAGCGCAACTGCATTAACGGACGCTTTTGCCTAATTAAAAACAAATATGTTGAATACCTTAACATAGAGAAATGCGAATATGATAACAATAGAACAATACATAAAGCATATCGATAATCTGAAGGAGATGGGCGTGCTGTCTGAGGACTTTCATATTATCCAATATAAAGATGGCTGTCTTCTTGGTGTAAATGGTAAGTGCAAGGCTTTTGAGAACAAACCTCTTGACTTTAAAGACTACGTCTGGTGGATAGACGGTTGGGCTTTTCGCCCGGACTCTGATGCGCGGATAAGGCCCACTGTAACTTTTGATGATGATGGCGCACTTGAGCTTAGGGATGCTCCCTTTTTCAGCAAGTTTATTGCTCCGCTGTGTTTTGGAGACAATGTCTTTCGAAAACGAAAATAATGTGTGATATCGTGTTTTGTGGCAATCAAGCGTTGCCACTATCTTTGCACAGAGAATAAACCCAAGCGAAATGATTACAGTAGAACAAATATTAAACGCAACAAACGGAGGTTTGGACATTATATTGTCCATATATCCGCAGGCGCGTGACTGCGTACACCAGAAGAACAAGCACTTCTCTATACGCAACGAGCGTACACCGTCGGCCTCTTTACGACAATTCAATTCGAAAAGGTATGGCGCGATTTGGCAGGTCACGGACTTCGGCGGCGAAGGTCGTGGCGAAAATGCCATAGACATCTTTATGCGCGAGAATGGCTACGACCGCTCACGCTTCAATGAGGCGATACTGAAGCTGGCAGCACAGTTCGACATACGCGATGAACTCGACCGCTCGGTGAACCGTCCGGAGATTCGCCAGCGGGAGGCTCGTGCCGACGAAAAAGACGGTACACGCTCCTTCGAACTCAACGAGAAATTTACAGACGCAGAACTTAAGGTTCTTGGCCCGAAGGTTACCCAAGCTGACATTGATGCATTGCACTGGCACTCCGTCAAATGGATTACCAACGTTAAGGACCGCAAGGTTACTGTCAAGTATTCTACCGAGCACTATCCTATCTTCATGCGCGAGTGTGTTATCAAAGAGGCTGTGGGCGACCAGCTGGAAGAGAAATTCTATAAGGTTTATGAGCCTTACAACTGCGATAAAGGCTTCCGCTTCTCGTACACGCCTGCAGGTGCAAAGCCGCGCTTCTATATTAACGGGCTTGCGGAGCTCAAGAAGGCATACCGTGACTTCAATGCCAAGGAAGAGAAAGAGTGGAACGCAGCACACGAGGACGGCAAACCGTACAAAGAGCAGAAGTTGCCCGAAGCGGTTATCTGCTCTGGTGAACGCGACTCGCTTTGCTGCAAGTCCATGGGCTACTTTCCTCTGTGGTTCAATTCCGAGACCTATCAGCTCTCGGTCGACGAGTATAAGGAGATAATGAAGTACGTCGAGGTACTCTACAATATACCCGATATCGACGAGACGGGTCGTCGCAAAGGCAGGGAGCTTGCACTGCGCTTTATCGACATACATACCGTATGGCTCCCAGAGAAACTGCAAACATACAAGGACAACCGAGGCAAACCTCGCAAGGATCTGCGCGACTGGCTCGAGATACACAGTGAGCGTAAGGATTTCCGTAATCTGCTAAGAGTGGCCATGCCGGCAAAGTTCTGGGTGCAATACTACACCAAAGAAGGCAAGATGAAAACGGAGGTGGATACAGCCTGCCTTTATAATTTTCTACAACTTAACGGCTTCTATGCACTCCATGATGACAACTCTGCGGTGACGCAGTTTATACGCGTAGAGGGTAACACTGTGATGCGCGTCAATGTCAAAGAGATACGTGAGTTCATCCGGCGATGGGTTGTTGATAGATTCGAGGACCGTAACATCCTCAATCTGGTGCTCAATACTACTAAGCTATCTCCTGCAGCTCTTGAGTCGTTGCAAGAGATTGACCTGGACTTCACCAATTACACTCCAGACTCGCAGTTCTTCTTCTTTGCTAACAAGACTGTCGAGGTGTGCGTGCCTACTGTATCTTGTCCGGATGGGTTGAAGGAGTATGATCCAGGTGCAGATAGCTTACACAACTTCGTTTGGGAAGAGAGCGTCATTCCTCATAGATACAAGGCTTTGCCCGATATGTTCCGCATTACGCGTAAAGAGGGTGACAATGGTCAAACGTTGTTGGATATAGATATCCTTAACGTGAAGAGCAACTTCTTTGGCTATCTTATCAATACCTCACGACTATACTGGCGCGAGGAAACGGAGTTACCCTTCGGCGATGACCGCGAGGCTTCAGCGGCATACATCAAGGCTCATCCGTTCTGCATTGATGGTGAGGTGCTGCAACCTTACGAGATAGCAGAACAAAAACAGAATCTCATCAATAAGATATTCACATTTGGCTACATGCTACATCGATACAAAGATTATGCGCGCTGTTGGGCACCGATGGCCATGGACAACAAGATAGGCGAAGAAGATGAATGTAACGGACGCTCCGGCAAATCTTTCTTCTTCAAAACGCTCTCGTTCTTGGTTAATACGGTTAAGTTGTCCGGACGAAATCCGAAGCTTATGGACAATCCTCACGTTTTTGAGATGGTCAGCCAGTTCACAGGTATCCTACTGATTGACGATTGCGACAAATATCTCAATCTTGGTCCGTTCTACGATAACATTACGAGTGATATGACGGTCAATCCGAAGAATAACAAAATATTCACTGTAAAGTTCGAGGATGCGCCTAAGCTTGCTTTTACCACGAACTATGTACCGCAGAACTTCGATCCGTCTACTGAAGCTCGCTCTCTGTATATGGTATTCTCCGACTGGTACCATCAGAAAACCGAGGATAATGATTATCGAGAGACACGAGATATTCGTGCTGACTTCGGCAAGACTCTGTATGACTACGAGTATAGCGAGGACGAGTGGAACGCCGACATTAACTTTTGGCTTCAGTGTTGTAGGTTTTACCTCTCACTTAAAGACTCTGGCTTAAAGCTGCAGCCACCTATGGCCAACATGGTGAAGCGTCATCTTAAAGCTTCCATGGGCGCCAATTTCGAGGACTGGGCAGAAGGCTACTTCTCACCCGACGGCGAACATCTTGACGAATTCCTGCCACGTGACGACGTCTTCAACGAGTATCAGCGCTTTGCTAACGTAAACCGAATAACAATGCAGGCATTCACCAAGAAACTCAAGTCGTTTTGCATACTATGTCCTTGGATTGACTGCATGAATCCGCCTGACCTCTGCAATACGGGCGGTCGAATACAGCGATCAGTGATGGTGGCACCAGACAAGCGCAAAACCAAGGACATGATTTATATACGCTCTATCCCATTAGACACCAAAACGGACGCAACCGAACAAGACCTTTGTTTCTCAACAGAAGACGAGAAACCTTTCTAATATTACTTTATCATTTCGCTTTAATCTTCAATGGGTAGGCGGGCTGCAGGTTTTAAAGACCTATGCAGCCCGCCTTTATTTTTATCGCAAACTCGCTTGCATCATTTACAGACTGTTCCATTCTTCCACAGGTTTTTGTAGGCTCGACTCTCATGGTGGCCTTTTGCTCCCCGACACCCCTTTATTATTCTGTACAAAAACTTTGTGATTTTGTAATGTGATGTTCCCAAAAATCAAAAAGATAAGTAAATTAAGGGGTTACGGCTTGTTCACAAACTATCACAAAAGCCTTCACAACTTCATCACAAAAAAAATAAGTTTGCAACACCATTCGAGCCTTGTATTGGTGTCACATTCTTCAATGTGCAATCACAAAACGCAACACAAACTTTGTTTAAAGTCAAAACACTGATAGCCATTCACTTAGCCATCATTATCATACAAATCACAACTTCACAAAATTTTCTTGCAACTTTATACTTAGCCGCACGTAAGGTAGAAGAAGGAGCGCACAGAAGACAGAATTATTAAGACTTTTACCTCTACAAAGTAGGTTTATTGGTAGATTTTTCCTACTTTTGTAAGACAAACAAAATTTCATCTTAAACCAAGAATCTGTGTCAAAATATCTCGTCTACATCTCCTTCAAGCCGTTCATAGCTCAATGGCTGCGCCATCACTTCGGCGACCCTGTAGTATTCCCGGCTCAAAGCGCCGAGAATGCTTGCATCCGTCATTTTCTCACGCGCCAGCCTGGTTCGTTACCGCTGACACGTGGCGATGATGATGTTGCTATCTGCATCCCCGACTCAAAGCAGAAGCCGGTCGTCACCTACAACTACCTTTCTGGCAATGCCCGCAAGGCTGTTGCCGAGTGCATCGAGGACACATTCAGGCTCCAGCTTTGGCGCGATCTCGCCGACATCGAGCTGTGCCAGTGCACACTACTCTCTGCTGTTAGAGCGTGGTGCGAAGCTAACGGCATAGATGTCGAGTACGACTACACGCTAAAGATGCGTTTCCAACGTATGCGCAACTCCTACCTTAAGCATGGTATCGACCTCAGACGCAGATCTCGAGTGCGCGACAATAAAAACTGTTAAATATTCTATAAATCGCACGGACAAGATGCCCATTTTTGTTCGCGCCCGTTCGTCACTTATGTTCAACATATAAATATAGCTCTATATGAAGTCGATAAAGCTCGTTAAGTCTGTAGCTTATGCTTACAGCACCCAACTCGAAGGCTCGGTCCTCATCGCCAACCGCACCGTCCGCATCCCATCCAACATCTTGTGGCGCTCAATTTGTGTCAAAGATCATCCGTCTATGGTCTCGTCTACCAAGACAGATGACAAGAACAAGGTTATAACCACCACTTTGAAATTCCTTACACCTGACGATTTGAATATCAAGCGCCGTCATTTGGTGTTCAAGGTGACACTCATCGACGATCGTCAGTTTCTTGTTGGCTCCTCTGAGCGACCTTACCCGTCTGTAGAAATCACCGAGAACTGCCCCGATGCTGTCAAAGATAACCAGCTCAACGAGGTCGTTGTAACACACAAATCTCACGAGATACCCCCATATATTAAGGTATAGCAGTATTTTGTACCACATGCTTCTCAAGCTACCTTTGTCGTAAATACTTATCATATATGAAATATCATCTCGTCATATCAGGCACTATTGGCAGTTGGTGGAACGGTTGTTCTGCCGACTATGTCCGTTATGTGCTCAATAATAATAGTGGTAAAGAAGTGCATGTCGGCTTCTGCTCACTCGGCGGCTTCGTTAAAGATGGCTTAGAGATTAACCAGGCTTTCCGTGACCACGGCAACGTACACGCTCACGCCTTCGGCATGAACGCATCTATCAGCACTATCGCCATGCTTGGCTGCAAGACTATCGACATCGTCAAGGGCAGCTTCTTCCTTATCCACAACGTGTCCACTCTCATCTACAAGTACGAGCAGAGCAACAAGGAGCAGATTGATGCTTTCGTGCGCAAGCTTCAGGCGCAGCGCGACTCGCTCAAGAACTTCGACGACGTGCTTGCCTCTATGTACGCCGACAAGACCGGCAAGTCTGTCGATGAGTGTCTCGCCCAGATGAAGAAGGGCAACTGGCTCACCGCGCAGCAGGCTCTCGACTTCGGACTTGTCGATTCCATACGCGAAGACAAGGAGGCAGAGAAGGCTGCCAACGAGTTTACCGGACAATTTACAAACTCTTACAACATATCTCAATTTAAGGATGCAGGCATACCGCCACTACCTCAATCACTTGCCTCGGAAGACGCAGCAGCTCGTGTCGCGTCAGTGGTTGACGGTAGCGGCAATCCAACTCCGAGCTTCATCGAGAAGACGTGCGAAGGGCTCAAGAACCTCTTCCGTAACCAACACGCATCAAAAACTTCAAACAAAATGATTAAAATCTTTGCTTGCGTCATGGCATTGCTCAATGCCACTGACGGTTTCGCGACCAACGAGGATGGCAACATTACCCTCACCCAGGAGCAGATGAAGAGCATCGACGATCGTCTTCAGGAACTTGAAGAGAAAGACAAGACTAACGCAAAGGCGGTGTCTGAAGCCGGCAAGGCTGTCAAGGAACTCAAGGACCAGCTCACAAAGGCTCAGGACGAGTCCAAGAAGAAGGATGCTCAGATCGCAGCTCTCAAGGCCTCTGCTGGCACCACTACTGTTGATAATCCTGCCAACAGCGAGGAGAGCTTCACTGCGCAGGACGTGTTTAACCTTATTAAAGATGTATAACTATGGCTTCTGTTAAAGTAGGCAATATTACATTCGGTGCTGAAGAGCTCTCAACGACTTTTCAGACCTACCGTTCAGACTTCCTCATGATGCCACTTCTCGCTCTCGGCGCACTTGCAGAACATTGTTCTGTACGCACCGGCATCCGCTACCGCGAGACTGTTGGCGAGATGTCTGGCAATCTCGAACTCTCTAACTACCAGAAGACAAAGTATGAGGACGCAGCTGTAGATATTACACCGCGTGTCTTCCAGACTTTCTTCGGCAACGTGGTGGCAGGTATCGATCCTAACGCCATCTACCAGAGCATTTGGGGCTCTAACGTTACTAAGGGCGACGGCCTGAAGAACGTGCCTATCGTCGTTCAGATCTGCGCATACCTTGCCAAGAAACTTGGCGAGAATATGTTCATGAACGCCTTCACCGCTAAGCACGATCCCGCAGACTTCTCCAAGACTGCGAAGTGGTTCGACGGTTTCAAGACTGTTCTCGAAAAGGACGCTGCCGGAACCAACGAGCTGCAGAAGGTGCTCATCTCTACAACTCTCGGCAACCTCGTAGAGGGTACTGATTCTATCACCAAGGACAACGCCGAAGACATCATCAAGGAGTTCTACTGGAGTGGTACCGATGCTGCCGCTGCCAAGCTGCGCTCGCAGCCACTCAAGCTCTTCCTCAGCGACCAGGCTTACCACTGCTACACCGAGTGCTATCAGGTCAACCATGGCTCGCTGCCGTACAACCAGAACTACGACAAGCGCACTCTTGAGGGCGCAAGCAACGTAGAACTTGTACCACTGGCTAACGTTCCTGCCGACTTCATGCTGCTCACTCCGAAGTCTAACATCTTCCTCGTGTTCAACCAGCAGACCGAAGACGAGAAGTTCCTCGTTGAGAAGTCGCTGAAGAATCACTATGATGTAGACTTCATCGCCAACTACTTCTTCGGCACGCAGTTCCAGAGCGTATCGCCCGAGGTTCTGCGCTACTGGCGCAAGAAGGCCTGAACGAGGTCGCTAACATATTTGTTTAACATTAAAACTTATCATTTATGGCAAAATGTACTGGCGCCGCATCTATTTACGGCGATATCTGTTTCACACCGGGAGCAAAGTCGCTCCCTGGTGTACGTGGCTGGGTCTTCGGTATTGCTAAACGCGACATCTTAGGATGGCCAACCATCGGCTCGGAGACACCAAAAACGATGGACGCTGTCGCTAAGTATACCGGCGACTTCAAACTGGCTTCTGATAAGAAGTGGCACAAGATTGGTCTTATACCTAACGAATCGCAGCTGCAGGTCGAGTCTCAGGGCACTTACGGCTCTAAGACATTCAAGGTCACTGGCACCGCTGTCATTCCTGGCACCGAGGAAGCTGCCACCGGCTACATCTCTCTCGCCAACAACGACGAGATGGTCTACCTCTTCATCCAGCGCAACGGCAAGGCACGCATGGTGGGCAGCGAGGCGTTCTCTCCTGAGCTCACGCTCTCGCAGGACCTCGGCAAGGCTGCTACCGATACCAACTCTACAACAGTGCAGGCTGTTGCATCCGACGAGTATCCTGCTCCGTTCTACCCGGGCAAAATCGAGACCGAGGACGGCGACATCTCCGGTGCTACCGGCCTGCCGATTGTTGTCGCTGCATAGCGTTTTCTTTTTCGCGCAATAAATAGGTTTAAATTATTTAATTGGTTAACTCTGGGGCGGTCCTCACGATGGCGATCGTGGTGTCCGCCCTTTTAATTTGCTTTACAATGATAGATAAAAAACTCACAGAAGATATGCAGGCGTGGCTCAACGCCGAGAAGCACGACCGCGAGTCTGTTGCCCGTGGTGCGGAGATGGTTCTGAAGCTCACGCGCAACATGTCGATGTATCAGACCATCATGCGCCGTCCGGAGCGTTTTGAGTCGAAGGTGCGCTACGAGCTTCAGAAGTTCTTGCCTATGCGCCTCGAGAACATGACTACTCAAGATGTCAAGTTACTCGATGCCGAACTTACTCCACAGATAGCAGCTGCCATCGAAGAGCAGGTTAAGTTCGAAGCCGAGCACAAGGCTAAGGAGGACAACGACACTGAGGTTCCTGAGGGTGGCTACCTTCCTGCTGCTTCCGGCATCCGCCCCGATCACGACGACCTTCCAGAGGATGTGCGCAACATCTGGGCGGAGAATAAGGAGCGTTGGCTGAAGATAAAGAAGCTCTACAACACTCTGCTAACCTTCGAGCAGCCATGCGACCGCTACGAATATCTCAAGCAGTTGAAGGACTTGTGGTACACCTACAAGAGCGAACTCGGACGTTATGACGGCTACGTCGCTCCTTCTGACGATGCTCAGACTGACGGCGAAGAGCCTACGCCTGCCGATATCGCTAAGAACATCGCCAATGCGCGCTCGTATATCACCAAGAACGTAGACCGCCTCGCAGAACTCCGCCGTCTGTCGCGCGAGTCCGACGATGCTACTAAGGAGCTCGACGAGTACAACAAACTGCTCACAAAGGTTCGAGCCCGTGTTACCGTGCTCAACGACAACAACGCCCCTATCGGTGACGATCTGAAAACGAAGCTCAATGAAGCAGGCTTATCCCTTCCGTCCGCTGAGTGACGTTCCCACTCAGTACCATCTCGGTACTGGGCTACACACGCTCGGCTTGCTCAGATGGATTCTGAAGCAGACCGGGCGTGCCGACGTTTACGTATCTACTTTCTCAACCTCCGACGCTTTCCTCTGCGGTTTCCTACGTCTGCGCCGGCGCAAGCTGATAGCCAACGCCACGCTCGTAGCCGACCTTAAGGCTGCACGCAAGACCGTGCAGCTCTATCGGCTTATGCAGAGCTGTTTCGACCATGTGCATCTGGCGCAGAACCACTCAAAGATAATGCTTGTCAAGAACGAGAACTATCAGGTTGCTGTTATTAGTTCTCAGAACCAGACCTACGGCGACCGCGCCGAGTGTACAATGATCACTACAGACCTCAAGGCTTACTACTCGTTGCTTGCCGGTCTGAGAGGCATCGTCGACAAATCACTTGAGCTAAATGGATTATTCCAACGACTTACTGACAAAGATAGAAAACTATGCGCGGGAGATGATGACCCCGACGGAGATATCCGCCCTTTTGGGTATTGACGAGCGTGAGCTGTGCGACGACATAGCCACTGTTGGCTGTCCTGCACGCGCGGCTTATGTTCGTGGCGCATCAGCCACGGCGCTTGAGCTTCGCCGCACTCTTCACGATACGGCGCTTGCCGGCTCTCCTTATTCTATTCAGGAGTGTCAGCGTCTGCTTGCTGCCGCTCTTTCTGCTGTCACTTAGCATTCTCAACAACCAATACTATACATTATATATATGCTTCCAGTTAACCTCGATGAATATTCGCGCTATGTCACCCTCGACGATGCCGAGCTGCGTCAGCTCCGTGTCGCCGAGGGTGTATTGCTGCGTCTTCATCGCATACGCGGCATGTATGCCTATTGGTTGCAGTTCCCGTCAAAGGTTGACAACGACCTGGTGCAGTACGATATGGCTATGTTCAAGGTGTCGCGCTCTCTTGCTTACGAGGATCTGCATCTGGTCAAGGTGCTACTCGGCAATCTTCAGCAGACTACGAAGGAGTTCATGCGCTGGAAGATTAACAAGTCGCTCGAGCAGGACATCGCTGCAGCACGCCGCGCCGGCGACTTCCGGTCGGTGGCTGCGCTCTCTAAGGTGCTCGTGGCTAACAACCGCACCGATAAGGACGACGAACCCGACCTCGAATTCGACAAGATCGTGCCTCAGAACTTCGAGCCGACAGACGACCCTACGGTTCTCGGCATCGAGCGCATCCCTGACCTGCGTGGCAAGATACGTGCTCTCTACAAGCGCTACTCCAACACTATGATACAAGATGCTGATTTCGAGGAGATAAAAGAAGATATAAAACCCGACGAAGATGAGTGATTGCATTGAACAACCAAACCTTCAGTATTTCAACGACGCGCAGTATTACGCACTCGCCATGAACACACGCGACGAGGTAATCGTTGCCGGACGTGGTGTGGGCAAGGGCGCTATTCAGGCGCGCCGTCTGCAGTCGTGCTTTCAGGGTATGCCCGGCTCCATGGGTGGCTTCGTGGCTCCGTCCGTCAAGCGTTGCCTGACCAATATCCTGCCCTCCATGCTCATCCACCTCGAGCGATGGGGCTTCAAGCGCGACCTACACTATGTCGTGGGTCGGCGACCGTGGAAGAAGCTCCACTGGAAGTCGCCTATCTTCACGCCGGCAAACTGGGAGAACACCATCAGTTTCTACAACGGGTCCGTCTGCAATGTCATCTCGCAGGACCGCTCGGGCACGTCCAATTCGATGTCGCTCGACTATCTCATCATCGACGAGGCGAAGTTCGTCGACTTCGAGCAGCTCAAGGACGAGACATTCCAAGCTAACCGAGGCAACGAGATGTACTTCCGCCACTTCCCTCTGCATCATGGCATGACCATCACTTCCGATATGCCTATCACCAAGAAGGGCTCCTGGTTCCTCAACTACAAGGATAAGCAAGACCCAGAACTGGTGGAGGTCATCGAGGGGCTGGTCTACCAGATATGGAGACTGAAGCAGAAGCTGCTGAAGACTCCCGACAAGCACGAGCAGATCCAGCGACGCATAGACGAGTACAACAAGCAGCTCAACTTCTTTCGCTCGCAGTGTTTGCTCTACCGCGAATATTCATCAATCGAGAACCTCGCACTCCTGGGCGAGGAGTTTATACGCCGTGCCAAGCGCGACCTCCCACCGCTCACCTTCGCCACATCTATCATGTGCCAACGTGTGAGCATATCGGCTGACGGCTTCTATGGTGGCATGAGCGAGACCGCCAACCTCTACACAGCACCCAACGAGAGCGTGCTCAACCTGCACAACCTCGCCAACGCCGAGGGTGGTGCGCTGCCTAACGACTGCCGCATGGATGCCGACCGCAACGACAAGCTGCCGTTGCTGATAGCCTTCGACACTAACAACCTCATCAACTGGCTCGTCGTCGGTCAGGTGCAAGGCTCGAAGCTGCGCGTGCTCAAATCGTTCTTCGTCAAATACGAACGCAAGATCCCTGAGCTGCTCGACGACTTCAATACGTACTACCACTACCATCGCCGTCGTCAGATCATCTTCTACTACGACTCTACCATGGTGGGCACCAACTGGGGCTTGCACTACAACGACCCTCATAAAGAGGTGGTGCGCACGCTGCGCTCCATGGGCTGGGCGGTGCGCGAGGCTTATCTCGGCAACCCGATGAACCACGTACAGAAGAACGCTCTCATCAATAATATGTTTCGCGGGCGTGCCCGTCTGCAAGTGCTCGTCAACCGCGACAACAACCCCGACCTGCTCATCTCAATAACCTCTGCCGGCGTGTACAACGGCAAGAAGGATAAGCGTGGAGAGAAGCTCGCAGAGACCGAGGAGGATAAGCTGGAGGCTCGTACCGACGGCTCCGATGCCTTCGACGTGCTCTGCATAGGCGCGGAGACCAAGCCGGTGTTCCAGGGCACCGGCGGCACAACCAACACATACGGCTAAAATCTCATTTCTCATTTATTTTTTGTTTATACTTTACACCGCTGGCGCGTGATGCGTCGGCGGTTTTTTGTTGGCAATTGCCAAACGTATTTCTATTAATGTAGATCCTTATCTACCTTTGCTTATGTAAAAATCTATTTATATGAGCAACAATATTGACAACATTGTAACACTTGCCGACATCTGCGAGGTCCTGCAGGGCAAGAACGTTGACAAGAAGAAGACCAACGAGCGAGGCGAAGGTTTGCCTATTGTTGTTGGTGCTTCTGACCTTGTACAAGGCAGATTTGTACCTAAGCGATGGTGCAAAGAGAAAATTAACGCCCCCGTCTTTTCTGAAGAGGGCGATATACTGATTTCGGTGATTGGCACGCTTGGCAAGATGGGGGTTAATGCCGATGGTCCAGCGGTGTTGTCTAAGCACGTTTGCGCCTTGCGCCCCAAGCAGGGCGTGTCAAGGCAGTATCTCATGGCAGTAGTGTCACGCCTGCTACTCGATGCCATACCCGATACTGCAGACGATGTGGTACTCGGCTTTCAGAACAAGGTGGATATCGATGTGCTGAAGAAGATACGCTTCACGCTTCCGGCACTGTTCATCCAGGAGTGGTTGGTGTCGCGCCTTACCTCCATTGCCACTATGATACTTGCCTATAAGGGTAAGCAGGAGGATTTTCTGTCGTGCGACGGCATCATCTCTGTTATAGAAAAAGAGCGTAAGGAGCAGCGGGCGCACATGCGAGGGTTGTCTGAAAAACTGGGTAAGATTGCAGATATGCTTGAGAATCTTCCACCAGACAGCGACATGCTACAGATGATAGCTGATGCCCGTAGCGCATATTCAAGGCTTTTAAAAATTCAATAAACATATATAAACATGAAGATAGACAAATCTGTTGTGGAGGTGTTGAAGACCTCCGAGTTTGATGGTAGCCTTTTACGTCTGCCTGGGCAGCTGGAACGCAAGCTATACGAACGTGTAGCCAAGGTGCTGAAGAGTATCGGTGGCAAGTGGTCGAGTGCGAAGAAGGCATTTGTGTTCAAGGAGGATGTGGGCGACCTTGTTACATCCATAGCCGATACTGGTGAATTTACGCCCGAACGCCAAACATTCCAGTTCTTTCCCACTCCCGAAGCTCTTGCCCGTGAGATAGTAAAGGTCGCTGACATACGTGCAGGCGAACGCACCCTTGAGCCCTCTGCTGGCCAGGGTAACATTGCTCAGTTCATGCCTACACCCGACTGTATAGAACTCGACCCGAAGAATCGAGCCGTACTTATAGAGAAAGGCTTCCGTGTCGTTGGTGACGACTTTATGACGTTTGAGCCTTCTGAACCTTACGACGTGATTGTTATGAACCCACCGTTCTGCAAGCGACAAGATGCTTTGCATATTCTCAAGGCTATATCCATAGCCAAACGCAAGGTGGTAGCTATAGCCTCATATGCTGTTATGTGGCGTACTGACGGCCCGTACAAGGAATTGCGCGATGTTGTAGAGCATCTGGGTGGCTATATTAGCGAACTTCCCGACAAATCGTTTAAGGAGTCCGGCACGATGGTAAAGACCGCACTTGTAGTAGTGGAAAAAACTCTTTAGTTCTTTTTATTGATTAGGTTTATATTAGTGTAAGCCACTGGCGCGAGATGCGTTGGTGGCTTTTTATTTGTATTAAACTTTTGTTGAAAATAATTGGCATTTTTCTTGCGTAATCAACAAAAGTTTATTACCTTTGCATTGTGATAAAAAACTTATCGCCTATGAAGAAATTTAAAAAATCGAAGGAACTTAAGAACAAAGAAAACGATTTGCTTTTCTATCTTGAGTATTGGAAAAAGTTCCCCAATACTTTTAAAAAGATAGCACAGAAAGAAATCGAACAACTTGAAGATGACATCAAGAATGACTAAAAAGACTCCTCTCCCTTAAATGGGAGGGGGAGTTTTTAAAAATAGTTCAAACAAAATATATTATGACAGATTTTAAGAATAAGATTAAGGCTCTTGCTGAGCGCAATCGCTTGGCAACGACCGATGAGGAGCGTGCAGCGGTAACGGCAGAGATGGACGCTTTAAAAAATGAGAACGAGCAGGCTTTCACCGAAGCTCTGGAGTCTCTCATCAAGGACACTGCAGAAGACGTGCAGATGCAGCGCATGGCTGAGCGTCTTGGCGAGATTACCGACATGGTGTCTATGGCGTACATAGCCAAAACCTACTTCAAGAAGTCGCGCTCATGGCTTGCCCACAAGCTCAACGGCAACATCGTTAACGGCAAACCGTCTCAGTTTACAGAAGAAGAACTAAAGACCTTACGCTTTGCCCTCAACGATATGTCTAACAAACTGAACTATATGAGCATTGCTTTATAGCGAAAGTTTTACGCACACCAGCCTCGGAGCCTCACGGCTTCGGGGCTTTTTTGTTGGCAATTGCCAACCTCGCACCCTTATGCCTTACCGCTGATGAGCGTCCTCGATGTGGCGGTGTCTTTCACGATGGGCGCAAAATCGACAAGCCAAAATCACATACTCGGCACAACCTTCTGCATATTCCGCTAAAGGCGAGGGCGGCAATTGCCAACTCGGCGCAGGGCGGTGTAGTGCTGCATAGACAGAAAGTCTTGCACCCTGCAAAATCGTAATGCTTAACTCGTTGATTTTTAAGCATTACGATTTTGCAGCTATGGAAAAGGTACGCGAAAACGCGCTCATTTCTCTATTTCGGGCTTCTTTTTATTGCGGAAAAGAAGCAAAAACGCTTGCGAAAACAAGTTTTCGAGTGGTATTCTCCGGTAGAGAATGCTATTTTTAAGTTTAGATCTGTCTGCGTATCTTTGCTGCAGGTTTTTAATTAGGGGATACCAATGTTGTTTAGTTTTAATTGATTTAGTTATTTTTTCACGTTTATCCTTGCCGCTGGCGCGTGACGCGTCGGCGGCATTTACTTTCTCCCTTCACGGCTCACGTATTACCGCATAGCGGTAACATCATTACACCGCTTTGGTTACATGACTACCACATAGCGGTTACATGGTTACCAGGTTGCGGTAATCATGCGGTCGGCAAAGACTTGAGTTTTTTACCAATATACGAGGTGACGTAACTTTTCAGGTGGAGCGTGGGTGGATTTATTTGTTTCTGCGCAGACGTCTCGCAATCCAATAATATGTGAAATTATTTTACTTTTAGTATGCTTTTTTATCATATCTATTAGTTGCTATCTCAAAAAAAAACACTTACTTTGCAAATGAAACCAATTAATATTTTTACTATGAGTCGCTTGAATTATAATATCCGAGGTTCGTTCTCCTTACTACTTAGGGAACGTCCGACTTTTATTACTGGCATGAATTCTCTGTTCGGTGTGCGACGTCGTGCAAGTTTACACGATTATATGAAGGGCAACAATGTTGACGATATGCGTCAGGATTGGATTGCTGTAGGCAAGTATATACAAAAGTCAATGCAAGCTTATGGCAGATAATAAGAAACAGAAAGAAGTGGTAAGACCGGATGTAGAGCAGGTGCTTGCGTCCATCGATCCTGATAAGCGCAGTGTCATTGTAAGTGCAATGGTTGAAATGCGCCAAACTTTTAGCGGTCCATTGCCTCGCCCTGCGGATTTCAAAGCGTATAAGGAAGTGTTGTCAAATGCCCCGGAACGTATTCTACTTATGGCAGAGAAACAGCAACAGCATCGTATCGACTCAGAAGAACGGATTATTAAAGCAGATATTCGCGAGAGTATTTTTGGTCAGGTATTTGCTGTGCTGCTCGTGGTTCTATTCCTCGCTGCAGCGGTCTACTTAGGTATTAATGGACATGACTGGCTTGCAGGTATTGTTGCCACTCTTTCTGCTACAATAAGTACTATTTTTTACTTGAAGTCAACACCAAGTAATAAGGATTTGGACAACGTAGATAAGAAATAAATTTGGTTCTTGGAGCCTTACGGCTTCGGGGCTTCTAAAAATTGACCGCTGCAAGTTTCTAATTCGCAGCATTCATTATATTAAAGAGCTTATTGGAGCCCTCGGTGCGTGACGCATCGAGGGCTTTTTGTCTCCATTTCTCTCCAATTCACCCAATATTAGAGAGTTTTTGCAAATATAAAGCCCGACCTCCATTTCTGGCGGTCGGGCTTGCTGTGGTTGTCAAACATGCTCTATGATAGGGACAACAGTTCGCGTCCTATTTTGTGCAATCCGTTTATTATGCGCTCGCGCTGCTGTGTGCGAGCCTTCTTCAGTCCGTTGGCGTAGTGGCTCAGTTGTCGTTCGTTTACTCCCGAAGCTCGCGAAATGGCTGCAAGCGAGGCGTAGCGCTCGCACGATCGTATGAGCGCAGCTGTGTCGAGGTGATAGACCAGCTCGTAATCGCCGTCGGCGAGCCATTGCGGTATATCGTCGCCGTCGGCTTCCATCCCTTCAAGGTGAAACCGAAGTGTTTCGGGCACTTCCTTCTGTAGCTCGTCATAGGTTTTGGCAGTTATGACGATGGCTCCTGGCACGTTGTCTGATAATGTGGCTCCAAAATTATGGTCGCACCATCTCACTTCTACAATAATCTTTTCCATTCCATTCAAAGGTTTTTGTTGTATCTAATTTTGTCAAACTTTGGAGAGGGCGGGGCTTATCGCCACCCCGCCTGCTTCCAAATGCTGTTCAGAAGAAATTGGCTAAGCACCTCGCTCTTCTGCCCTCTTACCGTCACCTTACCTGGTTTATCCGGATGTTTGAATTGTTTGTGGTCGCCTTTCTCGGCTATTTTCACCCATCCGTCTCGCTCCAGCAGCTTGATGACTTCAGATACTTTGTACTTTTTCATATCAAAGAGCTTTTGTTTGACAATGCAAAGGTAGTAAAAATAATACTAACATGCAAATTTTCCGCCGTAAAAGTATTGATAATAATACTTTTTCTCGCAATTCCTCGCAATTCCTCAAAATTTCCTCGCAAATTCCTTGCACGTTCAGATTTTTATCTCTACCTTTGCTATCGCTACAATAATAGTGCGGAGCACTCCGCATGAACAAAGGGCGAGACGATATGTTCAAGCCCAACCAACTTTTTCTAAACGTTGTGGGCTTATTTTTTTGCCCATAATATGCCGCATCGGTACGAGGGGAGCAATCCCTTTGTTCATGCGGAGCACTCCGCATTATGTGGAGATGCCAGAGACAGAATACGGCGGTTCGCCTTCCACGTGTTTTTATTGCCCTTTGTGGCGGAAAGCACTATTGTTGTAGCAGACGAGGAAGGACGAGCCGCTTTTTTCGTACCCCTACGTCAACCCGCGCCGGAGCGGTTCTCCGGTAATAAGGCTACAACAATAGTGTATTATGCAAACATCTGCATCAATCCAGCGCACCGCTCAACTGCGCCCGTTTAGCATCAGCACCGCCTCCGTTAAGGCGTGGCTCAACGGAAAGAGCAAGTTCTACACCACAATCTGCGAGTTCGAGGTGACACGCCGCGAGGTTCTGCGCGTCCACGCTGCGCTTCTGTCTCTCGGCGCAGGTGCCGTCAGCGCAGAGAGCAGCATCCTCACCGCCCTCTGCTGTGTAGTCCTCTCGGGCTACAACGTCTACAAGTTAAACCAGGAGGAGAAAGGAGGCGAAGCATGATAACAATAGATTGTACTCCCGTACGAGTATTGCTCGACAAGGAGAACTTAGCGAACAAGATAGATCTGCTCCGCGACACCATCGACCTCCTGCTCGAGGAGACGGCGGAGATTAGCGACACGGTAAAGCTTGTCGATGTCGCCGACCTTATGCGCAACCTTAACGAACTGCGCCGACAGCTAAACGAAGTTTTTAAAGCACAATAAGCAGAAAGGAGAATGTTATGGAGACAACAAACAGAACAGATAGAGACGAGAACGAAGTGCGCCGCGCTGAAGCTATCGTGGACGTACTCGGTGCTTACTTTGAGTCGCGCCATCCGGTAAATGACGACATTGTACTGGGTGAAGGGTACGTGGCGGAGTACAAGACGACGGAGGAGATAGCCGACGAGCTGCGCAGCATCATGCCAATACGCCCAATGGAGATAGTGCTGTATATGCGGTGTGAGGGCTACGAGCTTGTGACCGTCGAGGACGGCACGCTACGGTGGGAGCTGTGGCGCAGTACAGAAAAGTGCTATAAAATAGAGCCATAAGATAAATACATTTTTTTACATTTTTCGCTTGCGGCGCATTCTATGTGAATAGGGTGCGCCGTTTTTGTATTCTTACGTGTCGCGAGCTTGTTATATCTTTGCCGTTGCAAACCAATAACAAGCATTTATGATTACTCTTCTTCAGTCGCTACCCGCTACATGTTTCTCGTCGTGCATCCCCGACGTGATATATTCGTTCACTCCCTCCAGTGGCGACATCGACGACGCCAGCCGAATAGGCACCACCGTCACCATTACCATCGACGGCAAGGAGATATTCTCAGAACGTTTCTTCCCAGTCGACGGCAAGATAACACTCGCAGAGCTCGACCGCCTGCTCACTCCGTATGCTCGCCAGAACTTGAGCATCAACCTCACCATCAAGATCGAAGAAGATGACTACGTTCGTGAAGATGATGGCGGTACTGCCACCATCTCGTCAAAGATCATATACTGCGAGGCAGATATCAACACTCCTGCTACCGACTTCATCAACACGCATTTTCTCACGATGTTAGATGGCGAGAAGCAGACCGCACTAAACCGCTTAGAATACCTACACTACATCGGCACCGACAGTGCCTCTGTCGTCGCAGAATATGACGACGGCACGACAAAGACCTTCAAGCTCTCGCCCGTTGGTGGCAACGGTCGCTATACTACGATTGATGTTACTCCGAGCAAGTTCGTTAGCGATACTGATAGTTGTTTATTAGGTTTTTGGGTTCAGGCTGGGCAACGCAAGTTCCGATTCTCTATCGATTTAGACGAACCTGACTGCGCTCCCATCCTGGTTTTCGAGAACTCTTTCGGTTGCGACGAGCTGCTCTACTGCACGGGTACACACACCGTGGCACCTACCTATAAGCGTAGCCAAGGCTACATCGGCAAGTTTAACCGCAACTACGAGATAGCCGAGACACGCACCTTCAAGGCTGACACGGGCTTTCTCACGTTCGCAATGGCGAATTGGGCTGATGAGCTCTTCCGATCTAAGAGCATACATGTGGTGAACTTCAAGGACGGACACCCAAATGTAGGCAAAGAGGTCATTGTCACCGACTCAAAGTCGGAGTACAACAACAACGACGAGTCGATGCCACGCTTCACCTTCAGCTACCAGTATGCTCAGCGCAACCACAACGTGTTCGACACGCTGCGCTCCGGACGCATCTTTGACAACACCTTCGACAATACCTTTGAGTGATGGGCGCCATACACTTTGCTGACATGCTGCGCCTGCTCGATCAGGCTTATCAGCACCGCTCACTCGTCGACATCCATGCGTGGGAGGGTGGCACTGGCGAGATGCTGCACTACAAGGGGTGGCTGGTGCACCATGTCAACTGGCGAGGTGGCTATGTGCGCCTGCGCAACCCTCGCAACCGTGCCATACGTGCTTTGCCACAGATTTTCATTATACAAATCAATAACAAACGTGTTTACTTATGACCAATAGCAACACTCTTCTGCCAACATCGGCGCAGCCTGATGCCGAAGGCTTCCGCCGCTATCGCATAGCTCCGTCGGGCATAGGCTCGGCGGGGCAGAGCAACTCCGTGACTTCCGAGTATGGCTCCGACTCGAACACCATCTTCGACGATGATCGATTGCCGGGCAGTAATCTCGTGCGCCCCATCACCGTCGGCGGCAAGCAGTATAAGTACGTGCAGTGGGGCTACGACGACCAGCTGCCTTATCGTCTGCGCCGCGAGATAATGTCCAACATGATTACAGCGCAGTGTCAGCAGTTCAATATCGTGTCATGCTATGGTCAGGGCGTGCGCTTCGTCGATCGCAAGACAAAGCAAGATGTCTCCGAACCTGACATACTGCAGTTCTGCCTACGCAACTCGCTCCAGGAGGTATTCCTTGAGCAGGCTACGGACATGAAGTTCTACTCGTTCTCGGTGACGGTGGTCATCCTCTCGCGCGACGGCGAGCGTATCGTGACGGTGCGCAACAAGGATGCCTCCTACTGTCGCTTCGAGGCTGCATCGAGCACCCATAGCGGCAAGCCGGAGCACGTGTTCTATGGCGACTGGCGCCTGGGCATCCTCGACGAGTCGAAGATAGAGGCAATCCCTTTACTCGACTACTGGGACCCATTAGGTGACCTCCTGGTACGCATGGGTGCCGAACCCGACCCACAGACGGGTCTACGACGCAAGCCTACAAAAGACCGCAAATTCGCCATCGTGAGCCGTATGGCAACGCCGGGCACGCAGACATACCCCGTGCCTTACTACTCGTCGATATTCCGCGACACGTGGTTCGACATCTATCGTCTGATAGGCATCGGCAAACGCTACATGATAAAGAACACGTCGGCTCCAAGGGTGCAGATTGAGGTGCACGACGACTACTGGGATAACGTGTGCGACAACGAGATGATCTCTGACGAGCAGAAGCGCCGGGAGCGCAAGGAGCAGGAGAAACAGAACATCATCGACTTCGTGACGGGCATCGAGAACGCCGGCAAGGCGATGATCAGCGGCTACTACGTAGACCCCAACGGCAAGGAGAACCGCATGGTGCGCATCGTACCGCTCAACGATGCCTCGAAGAAGGAGGGTGGCAACTGGAGCGACGACATGTCTGAGGCTTCTAACGCTCTGTGCTTCGCCTTCGGCATTCACCCGAACCTGGTGGGCGCTACGCCCGGCAAGAGCCAGATGAACAACTCGGGCTCCGACAAGCGCGAACTCTTTACGCTGAAGCAGGCTATCGAGAAGCCTTGCCACGACGTGATGTGCAAGCCCTATCACGTGATACTCCACTACAACGGCTGGCATGATCGTGCGACGGTGGATGTGCCGATGATCGTACTGACAACGCTTGACGAGAAGCGTGACGCGAAGAAAGTGACGGGCAACAGTAACAACGAAAAGGAGTAGGTATATATGATAAAAATATTCAAAGAAGATTTTGAACGCTCACTGCCAGTGGGCGCATCTGCACACGACGAGGTATTCGAGGCAGTGTACCCTGCCATAGAAGCAGCACTCAACAATTACTACGACATACTGCTCGGTGAGCCTGGTGCTCAGCGAGTTGAGTCGACCGACGAGAACGAACCGTTAAAGTACTACTTTAAGATGTTGGTGTGCGTAGATGCCTTCCTCTCGGTGTTCAGACAGCTCGACCTCGTGCTCACTTCTACAGGCTTCGGCATAGTGTCGAACGACACTATATCGCCGGCTTCGAAGCAGCGTGTTGATGCCCTTGAGGCCCAGCTGCGCACTGCACAGTGCCGTGCGCGTGCTATGGTGGTACAGCAGCTGCGCTCTGAGGAGTGGGGCGTGACAGAGCAGGCGCAGAACTTCGTGCGCCACATATACACGGAGCACTACTTCTTCTTTGCACAAGGCATCCCAAGCCGGTCGTACAAGGACTGGGAGGCTATGCAACGTGCTATCAGCGAAGCTGAGGAGCAGCTGCGCGTGCGCTTCTCCGACGAGCAGATAGACGATGTGCTGAAGGCTTATCGATGCAAAGACAAAAAGGACATGGCAGAGTACGGAGGCTTCGTTCAGCTGGCGCGCGACTTTGTCGACCTCTGGGCTGCCGACGGTGACGGAGCACTGCACTCCGCTCTCTTCCGACGCATGGAGCGCCTCGTTGAGGGCAATCCGGAGACATTCTGCATTTACCCCACTACTACGGCGTACAGCTCGGCACACATGCTGACGTTCAGCAACAAAAAAGAATCTTCTGCATTTCTCTTCAATGGATAAAATAGAACTCACATGCCCCAAGTCGTGGAGCGAGCTGACACAAGAGCAGCTACGCTACACCTTCTTTCTGCTTTCCACCTTCGCCGACAAGGTGATGGTGAAGACATATATGTTCGTGCGCTTCACTGGTATCAACGTCATCAAGAAGAACCGCTTCGGATGGCAGTGTGTCTACCAGCCCGAGGGTGAGAAGCGCAAACGAGTGTTCTATCTGCAGCTATGGCAGATACGCTCGTTCCTGGAGCAGCTCGCTTGGGTGGACAGCATAGAGCAAATGGATAATAGGTTGGATGTTGTCCAGGGGCTCGAAGCTGTCCATCCATTGCTGCAGGAGGACACCGAGCACCATCGCATCATAACCTTCGAGGAGTACCTCTGCATGGAGAAGTACTACCAACGCTTTCACTCTACGGGCAATGATGACGCTATTGATGTGCTCGCCTCTTTCCTCTACCGCAATCCCGACTTCTCGCGTCCAGCAGAACTGACACTGACACCTGCGGAGCGCCTTGCCACGCTCGCATGGTTTGCGCACGTTAAGGTCGTCATGTCTCACGCCTTTCCCCACTTCTTCCGCCGTACGGAGAGCGACGACGACATCTCCGAGCTATCGATGCTGCAGTCGTTCAATGTGCAGCTGCGTGCTCTCACCGACGGCGACGTGACTAAGGAGACACTTGTAAAGCAGACCGACTGCTGGCGTGCTCTTACTGAGCTCGAAGCCAAAGCGCGTGAGGCTGAGGAGTTCAAACGCAAATATCCTAAGCTAACAAGTTAATACACGTGATATATGAAAGACTTATTTCCGGCTCTCGACTACTTCACTCAACTCGCGAAGAGCAACCGCCTCGCCACCGAGCACGACTTCCACCCGTGCCTTTGCTCTGGTCCCGACTCGATACAAGGTGTTATGGACTCGTTCCGCAAGCACAAGAACTTCATCATGGTCGACGACACCACATCGCAGCAGACCTTCAGCAACGGCGTGGGCTATTTCCGACGTGATGTGTACACCGTCTTCATCGTAGCCCACTACCGCTACGACGACATGGCGGAGCGCGAGCAAAAGTTGAACCTCTGCCGCCAGTTGTTCCGACAGTTTCATTCCCGACTGCTGCACGATCGAGACGGACTCGGCGACGAGCGTCTGACATACCTGCAGCTGAACAACATCTACTCTACCGAGCTCGGTCGCTACGCCATGAATGGCGTGACGGGACTCTACTTCATGGTGCAGAACGAACAACCTATAGATATTAGTTATGAGCAGTCAGAATGGACTTAAACCGAACATGACCGATGCCGAGCACCAGAAATGGCTTGAGGGTTGGAGCGAGTTTATGGTTAAGATGTGGCGCGAGCGTATGATGCAGTTCGCGCCACCAGTTTACGATACCGGTGCTTTGTCGCGCTCCGTGCAGGGTGTTATACATCCAGGCCCGGTGACATCGATAGAGCACCGTTTTTTGGAGTATGGCATCTATGTGGCACGTGGTGTCGGCAACGGCTACCGCCATAACAACGGTGGCGACCTGGCATTCCTGAAGGACTGGAAGTCGAACCCACACCACCGGCAGAAACGCGACTGGTTCTCAAAGAAGTATATGTACTCGCTACACCGTCTCAACGAGTTCGAGGCTGCTTACTACGGCACTACATACAATGGTCTCGTGTCATCATTCCTACGTCAGCTCTTCACTGGTGGTTCAAGCACCATCAACCGCGCGGTAGCGCAGCTGTAGTGCTTTTCTCGTTTTTTTATTCTCACCTCCATCGCCTTATCTTTGTATCATAAAAATAACATCAGAGTAATATGTCAACAAATAACGATAGCCTACGCAAAGACTTGGAGCAGATACGCGACGAGCGTGCTACTCATGCTAACACCGCACAACGCATCGGCAATGCGCTGCTGGGGCTGTTGCAGGTTATTGAGCAGAAGCTGGACCTAAGCCGTTTTCTGCGACGCGACATTGACGACAAGGCAGAGGGGCATATACGCTTCTTGCGCGGACTATCTGTAGGTTCTGGTACACACGGCATGGCTCAAGATGGCTCTGCAATACTGAGCAAGCTCACATCAATGCTTTACAGCACCGAATCGCAGTCGGGCTTCGGCTTGGTAGACCGCGGTGACGGCAAGTATCGCCTTGACATCACCGACCTTATGGTGTGGGGTAAAGCCATTTTCAACGAGCTGGAGGTGCGCAAGCTCTCATACGTTGGTGGCAATATCTACCTCAGTGGTGCTGGTAGCAAGATTGTGGCTGTGCAAGAAATATATGACCTTCAACGCAACCTCACTGGGTGGAAGTGTTTCTTGCTCGCAGACGACGGCACAACGGCTACCCAGAACTATTGGAAGATTGGCGACCAAGCACGCTGCCAGACTTTCGACATTAAGCCTGGTGTGTACGAGGGCAAACAGAACCACCTCTACTGGCGCATTGTAACAGAGGTGAGCACCGAGGCTGAAGTGGTGACTAATGGTATGGGTGATGTGCTCTATGATGGCAAGTTGTTTAATTGGATCGTGCTCGCCAAAGGTAACTGCGCGGAGGGTAGCGATGAGCCAACTGCAGGAGATACCATTGTGCTTGACGGCTGCCAAGACCCTGCAAAGATGGATCGCCAAGGGGTGCTTATGTTAGAGACTACTGGACCTGACACGCCACGCATCGTTGCTTACAAGGGTGTCAATAGCTACACGCATGATGGCAGAGAGGTGTTCTGTCTGTCGCCGAATGGCTCGCGCATAACATCTACGTCGTTCGAGTGGATATCATCATCTGGCCAGACTATACACATGGTGAACTACCGCGGCGAATGGCAGCGTGGCATTACTTACGACTATTACGACCAGGTGAACCACAACAACGCTGTGTGGCTCTGCACTAACGAGAGCGGTACTGTAGCTGAGCCGGTGAACGGCTCGGCGGACTGGCTGAAGCAAATCGAAGGTGAGAAGGGCGAGAAGGGAGATCCTGGCGAGGATGGCTTGGCGTACCAAATAGTGATAACGAGTAGTTCGGGCACGGTGATGATAAACGGCACCGGTCAGTTGACTCTCGAAGCTAAACTGTTACGCAACGGCGAGGACATAAGCGACACCATAAGCGATAGCGCGTGGTCGTGGCGAAGACAATCGGCAGATACGGCAGATGATACAACGTGGAATACTCTGCATGAGGGTATCGGTAGAGTCTGCGTTGTGAGTAGTGATGATGTCGTAAGGCAGGCGCAGTTTGAATGTGAGGTTTTAATTTAGATTTCATTTTTAACGATTTATATAGATATTATTAATTTAAACAAACAAGATATTATGGCAAAAGTATTAGCGAATGGTCAAATCACGATCGTTGACCTTAACGACGGCAAAGCCGTTCAGTGTTTCACGCAAGCTTCGCAGGGTCAGACTCAGATCTTCACGCCCGATACCGGTGTGTACGCTCCAAACTACTCGACAAGTGCACCTAACGTCATCACAGCTCGTGTGTATGTGACGGGTAGCTCGACCGACCAAGCTCCAACAGCGGCTTGTACCAAATGGCAGTGGACTGTAGATGGCGCGACAGCAACACCAGTGAGCGGCAAGTCGTATCAGCTCAACATCGTCAGCAACATTGCGAAGAATGGCAGCGTGAAGAATATCGAGTGGGCATGTACATATACCGACCCCGAGACTAAAGCTACCACGGAGTGCAGAGGTTATCTGACTATCAGCCTTGCGAAGTCGGGTGGTGCTTTACAGACGGTGCAGATAGAGACTCCTGACGGCAACACCTTCGACTCTACCAACAACTCCAAGCCATTGCGTGCTGTGGCTAAATTCTTCCGCGGCTCTGTGCAAGACACTACAATGACAAGCATGACGTGGGAGGTGCTCAATATTAGTGCTGGCACCTGGGGTGCAGTAGCTGCTGGCAACGTCACCACATCGGGTGGTGTGAGCACGCTGAATGTGAATGCCGACGATGTGCTGAACTTCCAGACATTCCGCTGCACGGTGAAGGATGGTACTGATACTGCTAACGCCATTGTCACATTCTTCGATGCCAGCGACCCTTATGTCGTAGAGGTTTACTCACTCACTGGCGACAAAATCGTCAATGGTGCTCAGTCTACAGAGCTGTTCGCACGTCTATGGAAAGATGGTCAGGTGGTCGAAGACGGCACAGCTGTTAAGGCTGACAGCACTCACGCCTGCAAATATCAGTACAAGTGGACTAAGTACGACTCGAACGGCGTAGCAACAAACTGGAGCGGCACATCAAGTCCAGTGAATGCTTCTACAAAGCCGTATGTCACGGTGGCGAACGCTGATGTGGCAGTGAGAGGTACATTTACTTGTGAGGTGTCTAAATAGGCACCTCACCCTATTTTCTAAAAACAAAAATATATGGCAACAATACTTGCACGTGGCTGGATAACCATTGTGGCTGTGAAAGATGGCGACAAGGGCGATAAAGGTGATAAGGGTGACAAAGGTGATAAGGGTACAGCTGGCACTGATGCTTACACAGTTGAGCTTCAAGGTGCACCTATCACCATCTCTACTTCTGATGACGGAGTACCGTCCGGCACAACATCGGGCGGCATCAACACCTATGGCTATGCTACAGTAGTGTGCCGCAAGGGTGGTGCCGTCGTGAGCGCAAGTTCTATTACTATCAAAATGCATGTTAACTGCACGGCAAGTGTGTCTGGCACATCGATTCGTATCAACTCCATACGCACATACTACGCCAGTAGCAATACTATGTACTACACCGATGGCTATGTCGATGTGTCGGTGGTGGTGGGTGGCAAGACGTTCGTCGTGCGCCTGACGTGGCACTTAGACTATACTAAGTACTTCGGTGGACTAAAGGCAGATGCGAAGAAGATGGAGTCGAAGTACACGGAGCTGACGAATAAGGTAGACGGTATGCCGCTGCAAACAAGCTCCGCACTACAACAATACTCTTCCGAGATCCTGCAGTCGGCACGCGAGATATCTCTGAAGGTAAGCGAGACCACTACGGGATTAAAGAACAGCATTGTCGGCTCAGCCCTACGTCCATGGGATGACATCGTGAAGATTAATGCTAGGCTCTCGCAGACGGTGAATATAGTAAATGGTGGCGGCGTCGGTGGCTCAAACTACGCGATACTCAGTGCGTCGGGCGCTACGGCGAACACATACACAGGTCTATATTTCAAAGATGTGCGTGTGGTGCCTGGTAAAAAATATACCTTCAGTATTTGGGTAAAGGTCATAAGGGCTGCTGATAACGGCTCGTATTACTCTATCAAACGCTTCGATAATGGTGTCGAAAGTACCGTTATCAAGGCGAGCAATTACTCCACAACAGTTAGTGACTGGGTACTATACACGAGTCAAATAACAGTGCCCAGTGGTTGCTCAAGGCTACTGATAGAAACAGCTGTTCGCAAGAACGGTACTATCAACGTGTGTCGTCCGATGCTAATGGAGGGCACAGAATACGGTGGCTGGAGTTTATCACCCAACGACAAGACGGAGACAGGCAAGCTGGGGTCCGACTTAATATCTACGGGCATCGACATTGAGAAAGGCAAGATAGCCGTCACGGCGGATAAGTTCGAGATACGCAACAACAGCGGCGAGGTGACGGCGAGCGTGAACGAGAATGGACAGCTGGATGTCAATGAAGGTCTGTTTAAGGGATTTGTGTGTAAGAAGCTAACAAGAATAACATCGGCAAACTTACATACAATACTCTGTTAATAATTACATAATCGTTTGAAAATGAACAAGTTAATTAACAA